TTACCAACAAGACCTGATTCTAATAATGCTCCCATTTTTTTGGTTTTTTATTTTTAGTTTATTTATTTTTTATTTTATTTTTCCCATTAAATCTTTCATTCTCAAGAACTGAGGATTCTCATAAGTTTTAGATTCAATCAAATTAACGGCTGATCCTGATACAGGAGTTTTAGATACCACTTTTTCGAATGACTCATTAATTGGAGATTCCTTAGTTGTTTCAGATGAGAACTCATCTTTTAATGTTCTATAGAGATTTTTAGATTCTTTAAGAGTTTCAACATTGTCGAATCTTCTAAGAATATTAATTTTCTCTTGTTTTGTTGTTGAATGTTCGGTAAACAATCTAGTTGCGTAAGCTAAGTTAGAGTTGAAAATCGCTACTTCATTTAATTTAGTTCTGAAAAGATTCAAAGCCTTTCTGTACTCTTCATTTTTTGATTTTAGTAATTCAACTTCTGATTCACTAATATGTTGAGGAGCCGCTTTTGGTTTTGGTAAACCTTTTCTTCCAAATTTTCTACCCGCACCTAATGTACGTGAAGCTTCTTTAGTTTCTCTCTTTTTAATTGGTCTGTATTCACCATCTAAATTTTCCCCATCTTTATATGAGAATTTTTTAGCACTTCCTGTATTGATCATTTTTTTACCTTCTTTTTGTTTGGTAGTTTTATAATCCATAACTTGTCCGTACTTGAATTTAGGTGAACCCATTCCAACTCCTTTAGCTTTAAATTTAGATTCCATTACATTGTTCAATTCTTCTTCGTCCATTTCCGGGTAACCTTCAGCATCAGCATCTTCGTCCATTTCCGGATAACCTTCAGCGTCAGCATCTTCGTCTAAAGTAATTTCATAAAGAACTTCATCTACTTGAGTTTCATACATTGGAGTTTCGTCCATTTCATGATGTCTACGGCTCATACGTCTTGGTTTGATTTCTTCAAACTCATCTTCGTCTTCAAATCCAAATTCATCTTCGTCTTCGTCTTCGTCTTCAAACTCATCTTCGTCTTCAAATCCAAATTCATCTTCGTCTTCGTCTTCGTCTTCATAATCATCCATTTCAAACTCATACAAAGTTTCATCCAATAAAGAATTATCTTCTTCATCAAGTTCTTCATCTTTGTATTGTTCAGAAAGTTGGATAAAGTAATCAGCCCCCGTTTCAGTATCTGATAATGTAATGTTATTGTTCGCATCTTTCTTTACGATAACTCCATCTTCGTCATCCATAGATTTGAAAACTTTGATAACGTCTGCCATGTCTGCACCAGTCATGTCAATTGCGTCATCATCTTCCATTCCCATGTCAATGTCTTCCATTTCGTCATCTTCCATGTCATCTTCAGTATCCATAGGTTCATCACCCATTTCAAAATCCTCGACATCATCTTCTTGACCTTCAGGTTCAACAACCTCTTCTTCGTCTTCAACATCAATCTCTTCTTGTTCTCTAAGAGATTCTTTTACTAATGAGCTGATTTCATTCTTCATAGTAGAAGAAAGTATTCCTTTTGCATTTTCTTTAAGAGCTTCTTCCAAATTCTTAATTTGGAATAAAGTATCTTCAACAACTGATTTTTTGTTCATCTATAGTTTGTTTTACAATATAAATAGTAGGTAAATTAAAAAAATTCATTTTTTATCACCATAGGGCAAAAAAAAATGGAAATAACTAATGTTATTTCCATCTTAAAAATTAATTGTATAAAGGGTTAATCAATCACCTCATCGATTTTACTTTCAGTGATTGATGTGATTCTCCAATCCATCGTATAGTGTTCATACACCTTAGTCACTTTAGCTTCGACATCAGTTGGGGTGTAACCCAATACCAATTTCTCTTCTCTCATTTTTTTTACTTTACCTGATTCACTATCTAATAAATCAGATGTGATTTTAGCCACAAAATACTTTTCTCCTTGTTCCATAGTTTTTTTTATTTATCCAAATAATCGGATAATCTTTTCATTAAGTCAAGTGATTTGTTTCCACTTTCACCAACATTTCTTTCTACGGACATTTTTTTATCTTCTTCTAAGTTCTCTTCGTATTTCAATCTATCGTTCTTATCTTGGAAAAGGTATGCTCCCGGTGTAGATGGTGAAGACACTAAGTCAAAACAAATTAATTCAAAATCTTCTTGAACTTCATTTTGTTCTCCAACTTTTTTAAGTGATCCAACCCCACGAGAAGATATACCTAAAGTAACCCCCTGACGTAAGTAGTTTGCTGCCAAATCTCCTTTAGTAGAAACAATCCCTCTTTCGTGGAAACCAGGACTTGTTAACAATTTAAGTTTACCTAACAATACAGGACCATCCCACCATACATCAGTGATGATGTGTGATACACGATCCAAATCTATTAAAGAAGACTCAGGGTGATTAAGTTCAGATAATGAAGTACCTTTCTCAATCATCTTTTTATAGTTATCCGCTTCTCTCTTTAATATCTTTTCAGGGTATACTCTACCATTTCTGTTAGGTGTATTGTATTTTTGTAAAACCGCATAAAATTCAAATGGTTTTGAATAATCTAAATGATTTGCAGATTCTTTTAATATTTCGTAGTTACGACCTTCCTTTGGGTTAATGTATCCTGCATCGTACTCGATAAGAATACCTCTACCTGTGTCTTTAGGTCCTAAAATTTTATATCCACTCATAATAAGTTTTAGTTATAAATATTAGGTCGTTTCTGTTTTTATCTTAATAGGTTTAGAATTTCCGGTTTTTGTCAAATAAAACTTAAAGTTGGGATTACTAATTAATACATCTGAATAAATTTCTTTTACTAATGATTTAAGTGTTTTTTTTAATTTTGGTGATTTGAAATCCATTGGTTCATTAAGGAATAAATTAATTTCTAAATTCATAAATGATTTCTTTTTAAGGTGTAGACCGCTTGTTCTAAGATCTAAGTCCACAATAAATTTATCATCAAACATTGTCTTATCTAATTTGTGGTAGACGGTATGTTTAATTGATCGACTCATATTAAGAACAACTCTTGTCCAATTTTCAGAGTCTTTTTTTGGTTCAACCCAAGTTTGGATGTTTAGGTAAAGAGATTTAAACTCTTTGGAGTCCACTGTTCCGTAGACTATCTTTGATGTCCTAAAGCCATTGATTTTTTCGGTTTTGCCTTTTTTCATAAATTTTTTTCATACTGATATAGTTTATTTTAGATAATAATAACTAATTTTGTGGTATATATCAAATATATAAACTACTAAACAAAATCTATGCTAATTGTAAAAGTTAATAGTAACGGGGGAATTGAGAAAGCCCTTAAGGAATTAAAAAGTAAAGTAATAAAAACAAGACAGAATACCCATCTTAATAATAGAAAAGAATATACAAAAAAATCTGTCCTTGAGAGACAGATTTTAAATAAAGCCATTTACAGACAAAAACAAATTCCTAACAATTAAAGATTTTCTCTTAATTGTTTTAATTTGAAATAATTAATTTTGTCGTATCCTTCCGTTTGTAATTTGTTAATAGTTTCATTAATTTTTTGAGTAACATCCGAGTCCTCATTTTCAGACAATAAAGTCTCTAATTTTTCAATAACATCTTCTTTTAAGAAATCATATTTTTGATTAAGTTTTTCATCAGGAGTACTCAATAAAACATTAAGTTGTTTTTTCTCACTTTCATTTAAACCATCAATATATGTTTTAATTGTGTCGTTTGCAATTTTAACCATAGAATTTAATGGTACTTCAATTACTTCTTTTTCTTGTTCCGGACTTTTCTTAAGGTTTTCTGAAATAGTTTTTTTACTTTTCAATTTCTCCTCAATTGTAGATACGTTTGAAGAAAAAAGATTATCAATATCTTCATATCTATTTTCAGATACAATGTGGTCAACCCACATATTCAATTCTTTAAGGTCGTTTTTATCGACCTTAGATACCGTATTTTCAAATAACACAATACTCTCATTGATATAATCGTTTACAATAGATTCATTTAAACCTTTGTTTTTACTAAGTTCATCATATAAGAAATAAAGAGTACTTAAAGTTTTGTTTTTAAGTACAAGTTCTTCAAAAACAAACATATTTCTTTTAAGTGTATCTTTTCTATAAGATTCAACCAAACAATCTTCAATTTTTGATTTTAATATCCCAAATTTCATAATTTTTTTTTATTATAAATATCAATCATTTAGTAATTTGTTTAGTTGATCTTCCATGGAACCCAAAGAATTTCTACCTTTTGATAAATCAAGATACGTTTCTCCCAATAAATCATCGTTTTCTAATAAGATGTTTAGATTATCTTTTTTAGATTCACCCACAGGCATTTCACCTCCCGCATCAGCCGGTGGTGGTGGCATTTCTCCACCTCCCATATCAGGTGATGCCCCCGGTGCTGGTGGAGCCCCTCCTGCATTTTGTGTTGCCCCTGTTGCAGTATGGTAAAGTTTATCCACATTATCAAATAATCCCGTATGTGTAATTATAGTTGCGGTATTTTCCAATTCAGCAGAAACCGCTCTTTCTAATCTAATTTGTTGTACTTCAAGTTTAATCTCTTCATCGGAGAAACCAAAGATATGTTTCTTAGCCCAAGTTGCCGATGTTGGTTGAATTGATTTAGGGATCTCAGTAACCATCTCTTTATATAATGATACCTTTTCTTTCCATACGTCAATCATTAATAAATCCGCTTGTTTAGAAGGATTCGTTAAACCTAAAGTAAAGTTATGTAATTCATCCTCAAACCCTAATAAGAATAGATGGATAATTGCAATTTTATTTAATTCGGCAATAATTGCCTTTTGTATTTTATTGATCGTTCTTGCAAATCTAATATCCAATAAAGATAAGTTTTTACCATCACCAACAACTTCCTCAAAACCTAAATATGCCTTTGGGATTCTAAGTGCAGTTAATAGTTTCTTTTGAATATACTCAATATCTGCAATCTCCGCCAAGTTTTGTGCTCCCGCCAATGTCTCAATAGGCATTGTTTGAGCCGGATCTCTAACAGGAACAAAGTAATCTTGATCTACCGCCATTTGATTAAAACGTAAATCTACATTACCTGTCTTACTATCAACAACTTGTTCTCTTTTGAACTTGTTTGCAACACGTTGTACGTATGCTTCAACATCTTTATCATCCATGTTACCAACGAACACTTTAAATACACGTCTTTCAGGTGCTCTTGATGTTCTATAGATTAACATCGCATCTTCCGCCAATATTAATTGTTTCCAAATACGACGAGCCTTTTCTAACATTGAAGTCCCGTATGGTAATTTTCTATCATCCCCTAACAATCTAAAGTGAGCAATTTCCCATGTATTGAATTCCATGTCCTTTACCTTCCAATTAAACCTTAAACCCTTATCGTTTGGATTTGGGGTTGCGTTTACAGTTCTTGTTTCCATACCTCTTTCCAATCTTTCGATTTCAATGTTAGGTAATTGAATACACCCAGTAACACCCTTTTCAGTATCTAATTTAAGATAAACAAAATTGTCACCATATTTACAGGTATTTCTAACCCACATAGGTAAGTTAGTGTTAATATCTAAGTTGTTTACAAAAAGATCAACCAAGATACTTTTAATTCTTTTTGATTCGGAGTAAATTTGTAATAAATAACCATCCTGATTAGGTGTGGTTGATTCTTCAGAATAAATGTCTAATGCCGTAGAAATCTCAGGAGTATACTCCATTGATTCATAATCATAAAATGAAGCAATCCTATTTGGTTCATAATAAATTGCTTGGGTATATAAATTGTTCTCAATTTTTGCCCATTGATTATTTAAGAATAATGTTTGTTGGAGTTGTAATTTTTCTTTTTCGTATTCTTTTTTATCCGTAGTTTTAAGAAGGACTTGTTTGTCCATCTTATATGTGGGATAATCCATCCCCAATAACGAGTTAGGTCCAAAGGTTTTTGACAACCTCTGCCATATCGTTAAATTATTCATGTTGTTGTTATTATTATTTTGCTCCATATTAAAAATCTAATAATTTTTTGTCAATACTAAACAATTCACTCATTTTACTTTTTTGTATCGTTATTAGTGGTATTAGTTTGTTGACCATTACTTTTATCCCCCTTACTATTAAATGACGGATCATTTACTTTTACATTATAAATAGGCTGACCAGGGACAACAAGTCTTGATCCCCCAATTATATTTCCTGATTTTTTTCTTGACGTAAGTCCCATATCTATAAATATTATCTACCCCCGAATAACCAACCATATTTTATATAATCGTCTTTTGATGGTCCAGAGTCTCTTGACCACATATCATTTCTTACATTATTATTTGGTATAACTGGGTCAAAATGTGATTGTCGTTTAGATGATTCATCGTTAACAACCGTCCACGACTCCAACATTATTTTTGTTCTTTCAACAACCTTCTCCAATTTCGTGAAAGAAGATTCGGCAACATATATTGCCATAGATATACCCATAATAAGGTCATCATGTTGACCTCTTTGGTGGTCAGGTCTACCATTAATATAAATAAAGGTATTCATTTCATTGTACAACCTTACACTACGTATTTTAAACTTATGTCTTACATATTCCTCAAATGCTGCAATAATCTGTACGCGTTTATTATTAAAGTTTAATCCCGGTATTTTTTCTGCTGCCTTTGCGTTATAAGACCAAATACTTGATTGGTCAACACCTTCAACGTATAGATTTTTATACCCAAGTTCTTGTAGTTTTCTAACGGTTGTAATACCCATACCCCCTGTAATATCGACAACAACAAATGCATTATACATCATCCCCCATTTATAAGCAATCTCAGCAAGTGCGTCAGGTGGAATTTTTCCAACATACTCGAATACTTGTTCTCTATCATCAAAATCAATGATCTGAATGGATGAAAAGTCTTCACTATCCCCACGAGAAACGTCAACACCCATAATGTATTTATGTTCAGGAACTGGTTCTTTCCACATCCATAATGAATTACCCATTAATTTACCTGTCGGGTCCATAAGGGTATTATTTTTAATATATTCTAATTGGTTATTCTCAAATACGTTATCCCCCGAACCTAAAAACTCACAATTTAACTCTTGGTTAATTTTTCTCTTATCGTATTTAAGTTTCTTAACCATTTTCTCATACCAACTAGAACAAGGTTTGTAACCTTTTTTGAAGTACTCATCTAATTCGTTATAGTTTCTTTGGTATGGGTCAATATGCGCAAATGATATATGTTTACTATCATCGTGTTCTTCTTTATTTAAAAGATATTTAACTAAATCTTCTGTTGGAACCAAATATAAATCTTTTGAATATCTTGGATCTCGATACCAAAACATCTCAGAGATTTTGAAGTT